ACAGAAAGATTTTATACAAGAGCAAGGATGCGAAGAGTTTAAACAATTTCACAATGATGAACGTAAGTATATTATGCATAATGGTATAAGCTTTGATGGCCCAGTATTAGAAAGACTACTAGGTATCACAATACCTTTGGAAAATATTATTGATACACTTCTTATATCTCAGATGATCAATGCGCATATAGATGGTGGTCATAGTTTAAAATCTTGGGGTAAGAAACTCACACGAGGTGGTAAGCTGGAGTTCAAAGACTTCGATCAATACTCAGAAGAGATGCTGAAGTATTGTCAACAAGATGTACACGTCACTCGTAAACTAATGCAACACCTAGCGCCAAAGATAACGAGGTTTAGTACAGAGAGTGTACGTATGGAACATCGCATCAGAAGAATCATAGACCAACAAGAGAAGAATGGATTCTATTTAAATGTAAACAAGGCACATGATTTGTTGGAAGAGTTAAAGACAAAGTCAGAGGATTTAAATAGAGATCTTCAAACTATATTCCCAATAATATATACACCACGATTTCATAAGACTACTGGTAAACCATTAAAGGATCATGTCGATGAGTTTAACCCTAGCTCTCGTAAACAAGTAGCCGAGAGATTACAAAAGAAATATAATTGGGTACCTAAAAAAACTACACCAACAGGACTACCAGTAATTGATGAGAAAGTTTTAAAAGAGTTGGAGTATCCAGAGGCTAAGATGATAGCGGAGTATTTGTTATATGAGAAACGTGTGTCACAAATACAATCATGGTTAAAGAATGTTAAAGATGATAACCGAGTGCATGGTAAAGTTATTACACTTGGTTGTGTTACATCTCGTATGAGTCACTATGGTCCTAATATGGCACAAGTCCCAGCAAGTTACTCGCCTTACGGTAAAGAGTGTCGCTCACTGTGGACTATAGAAAACCCAGATAAATATTGTTTGGTTGGTTCTGATGCTAGTGGTCTAGAGTTACGATGCTTTGCACATTACTTAGAGAACCCAAAGTTTACAGAGCAAGTTGTGGACGGAGACATACATACCTATAACCAAAACATTATAGGACTAAAAGACAGACCGACGGCAAAGACTTGGGTGTATGCCTTTATCTATGGAGCGGGTGATGCCAAGCTTGGCCAGATAGTCGGCGGCAATGCAGAGGCTGGACTCGCTAGTCGTAAACGATTTATAAATAAAGTTAAAGGTATGAAGACACTGACAAACAATTTAATTAATTTATTACAACGACGAAAGCGCAAGTATGGAGAGTACCAATTAGTTGCGCTTGATAAAAGAATTCTACTTGCTCGATCCATTCACTCCAGTTTGAATACACTTATTCAAGGAGCGGGTGCAATTATATGTAAGCAATGGCTACTCAATATTATTGATGAGATCGACAAGCAGAACGTGGATGCTAAGCCGGTGGCTAACGTCCATGATGAGGTGCAGTTTGAAGTCCGTAAGGAACAAGCTGCAGATTTTGGTAACATAACAAAGGAGGCAATGAAACGTGTAGAAAAACAATTTAACTTACGATGTCCACTAGATAGTGAGTATTCAATCGGCACGACTTGGAAAGAAACTCACTAACTGTTGACACCATTGGCAGTATGGTATACTGTCCAAGTGTTTCTTCGGAGACACTAACTTTTACAAACTTTTATATAAGGAGAAAACTATGCCAGTAATATCTGGAACTGCATACTGGGCGAAAGTCCACCAACCACACTTTGATCAGTACAATGAGCAAGGTATCTTTTCCATTGATGTAACAGTGGATGCAAAGACTAAGAAACAACTACAAGATTTGGGTCTTGGTCCTCGCATAAAAACCAAAAACGACGAGAGAGGTGAGTTCATTACTATTAAACGAAAGTACACTCGTAAAGATGGTACAAAGAACTCTGCACCTCGTGTTGTAGATTCTAAGAAAACACCCATTAGTCCTGATGACTTGATCGGTAATGGTTCAAAAGTTAATGTGGCTTTTGATACCTATGATTATAATGTCGGAGGTAATCAAGGTGTTGGTGCATCTTTAAAAGCTGTACAAGTAATCAAACTAATTGAGTACAGTCCTTCTGAAAATTTAGATGAGTTTAGTGAAGAGTCTGGATACCAGGCTAAAACTAACGGCGCATCTAAAAATGAATTAGAAGACGATAAGCTTCCGTTCTAATGTCTAGTAAGAAAAGCATAGATACTCTTGTAAAAGATATTTACAAATTGTTTGATGAAGGTAACGATAGAAAACCAACACCACATGATTTAAATAAATTTGCAGATAGTATGAAAGATGCTGTTCTTACTTACTTAACAGAAAAACAATCTGGTAGCCGAGGTATTCGTATGTCGAGCCTCGGTAAACCAGATCGTCAATTATGGTATGAGTTATATAAACCAGAACTAAGAGAACATATGCCAGCTCATGCACGAATTAAATTTTTATATGGGCATATGTTAGAAGCACTATTATTATTACTATCTAAAACGGCAGGTCATTCTGTTACTGACGAACAGAGAACTTTAAAACTTGACGGAGTAACTGGTCATCAAGATGCCGTGATAGATGGAGTCGTTGTTGATGTTAAGTCGGCATCACAATTTGGTTTTAGAAAATTTAGAGACAATGATATTACACCAGAAACAGATGCCTTTGGGTATCTCCATCAGATTGCTGCATACTCAGAGGCTAATAACAATGACAAGGTAGCCTTTCTTGCTATTGATAAACAGAGTGGGGCACTAGCACTGTGTCGTCCACATAAATCTGATGTACCGAATGCACGAGAAAGAATTAAACATTTAAGAGTTGCATTAAAAGATAAGAACAAACCACCACCAAGATGTTATAACGAAGAACCAGAGGGAACATCTGGTAACATGAAACTAAGTGTGGGTTGTTCTTACTGCGCATATAAGAATGACTGTTGGTCTGATGCTAACGATGGACAAGGACTACGAAAGTTTATTTACAGTAAAGGACCACGATGGTTAACCAAGGTGGTTAATGAACCTAATGTTTCAGAAGATATTCCATGAGTGTGTTGCGCAAAGAAAAAGGATTTTATAGATCTATCTTTGAAGCCACTGTTTGTGGTAAGCTTGATGAAGATAAAGTTGACTTTGAATATGAAACCCTAGTCATACCTTATGTAGTCCCAGCGATTCGAAAAACATATACCCCAGATATTATATTATCAAACGGTATTATAATAGAACTCAAAGGACAACTAACAAAAGAAGATAGAGCCAAACATCTGTATATAAAACAACAGAGACCAGACTTGGATATTAGATTTGTATTACAGAATTCTAGAAATAAACTTTACAAAACTAGTAAAACAACTTATGGTGATTGGCTTAGTAACAATAATTTTATATGGGCAGATAGATTTGTACCAGTGGAATGGATAGATGAAAGACCAAAAGAAATCAATACAACCGACATATTCGTTAAACCCAAACCAAACCCGGATTGCTATCGACCCTACACTCGATACGATCACAGAGGTAAATAAAGAGGGCGAGAATGAGAGAGCACTATTCAGAGCCGTTATCTACCAAGCTTTATTGGATGCCAGTAATGAAAATGAAAACGTCTCTAAAGAATCTGTTCAAGTTCGGGAGGATGCTGTACGATGGTTTAGTAAAAGTGTTGGTGTCACTGCTACTTGGTTTGTTGATGTTTGTGATCTTGCTGGCCTTAATTATCAGCAAGTTCGTTCTTTTGCTAGGAGACTTATTAATGACCCAAACAACACAGAGTTCCAAAGAAAGAGACTAAATGTTTTACTAAACATGACCCACAAAGAGGAGGCAAAATGACAGACGATTTAGTAAACAACCCACCCCACTATAAATATAATGACAAGGGTATTGAGTGTATCGAAGCCATCGAGGCTGCGCTTACCCCTGAAGAATATCGTGGCTACTTACGTGGTCAAGTTATGAAATACACGTGGAGGTGTAACTACAAAGGCAAGAGATTAGAAGACTTGCAAAAAGCTCGATGGTATTTAAATAGATATATTGAATTACTAGAAAAAGAATGATAGTATCTGAGGTTCCGATACTTGAAATAATCTGTTCACTGAGCGCATGTGTATCAGTTTATTTGTATGGTAACGGATCACTGAAAGCACCATTGTTTGGTATTTGTTCACAGTTTTTTTGGTGGACATGGACGATACAAGAGGGTCTATACTTTATGATGATGCTTAACGTGGTCATGACATTAACACATATTAGAAACATAATTAAAATGAAAGGGAGACGATGACGACTTTACCAACTATTTATCAACAATTTATTCACAAGTCTAGATATGCTAGATGGTTACCCACCAAAAAGAGAAGAGAAGAATGGCACGAAACTGTGTCTCGTTACTTTGATTTCTTTGAGAAACAAATAGAAAAGAATTGTAAATATAAAATAGACAAGAAAACAAGAGAGTATCTTGAGAATAAAGTTTTAAACTTAGAGGTTATGCCCTCTATGAGAGCACTGATGACAGCTGGTCCCGCCTTGGAAAAAGAAAACATAGCGGGTTATAATTGTTCTTATATACCCGTAGATCATCCCAAAGCTTTTGATGAAATACTTTACGTACTTATGTGTGGGACGGGAGTTGGTTTCAGTGTTGAAAAAAAATATACAGAACTTTTGCCTAGTGTGGCTGACGATTTTCACGATACAGAATCTGTGGTCGTGGTCAGAGATTCTAAACTTGGTTGGGCAAAAGCATTTCGGGAGGTCATTACATTATTGTATGCCGGGCAAATCCCCAGGTGGGATATTTCTAACGTGCGACCTGCAGGGGCACGACTTCACACTTTCGGTGGAAGAGCTTCAGGTCCTGCACCGCTCGTGGATCTCTTCAACTTTGCAAAAGAAACCTTTACTAAAGCGAAGGGCAGAAAGCTTACCTCGTTAGAGTGTCACGATCTTGTGTGTAAAGTTGGTGAGATTGTTGTAGTTGGTGGTGTAAGACGATCAGCTATGATTAGTTTATCTGATTTAAACGATAGAGATATGAGAGATGCTAAGTCTGGAGAGTGGTACAGAGTTGAATCACAAAGAGCCTTATCAAATAACTCAGCTGTGTATGAAACAAAGCCGGATAACATTGGTACGTTCATGGAAGAGTGGTTAGCTTTATATAAATCGGGTAGTGGTGAACGTGGTATATTTAATAGACAAGCATCGAAGACAGTTGCCAGTAGAAACAAAAGACGTGACGAAGACTTTGAGTTTGGAACTAATCCGTGTTCAGAAATAATTTTAAGACCTTTCCAGTTTTGTAATCTGTCTGAAGTGGTAGTTCGACATGATGATACAGACGAAGAACTGTTAGATAAAGTTGAAGCTGCTACTATTCTTGGAACGATGCAGGCAACATTGACAAACTTTAAATACCTTCGTCGTCAGTGGAAAGATACTACAGAAAAAGAAAGACTTCTTGGTGTATCATTAACAGGAATTATGGATCATCAAATATTATCTGGAGATATTCATAACATAACTCGGTTAACTAAATTGTTAGACGAGATGAAACAAAAAGCTGTTGAAGTTAATAAGATGTGGGCAAAACGATTTGGTATTAACCAAGCCACATCTATCACTTGTGTTAAACCATCTGGCACGGTCTCACAATTAGTTAATGCCGCATCAGGTATTCATGCTCGACACAACGAACATTATATTAGAAGAGTGAGAGGTGATAAGAAAGATCCATTAACACAATTCTTACAAACACAAAACATACCAACAGAAGATTGTGTTATGAAACCAGACTCGACAGCTGTCTTTTCTTTTGTTGAAAAAGCACCAACTAATTGTATAACTCGTAACCAACGATCAGCCATTGAACAGTTAAATCATTGGTTAATTTATGCTAAACATTGGTGTGAACATAAACCAAGTATAACCATATCGGTTAATGAAGACGAATGGTTAGGTGTAGCTGATTGGTGTTGGACAAACTTTGATGACCTCAGTGGTGTATCCTTTCTACCTAACTTTGGACATGTATATCAACAAGCACCTTATGAAGATGTTGACAAAGGGACATATAATAAGTTAAAAAAGAATCAACCAGATAAAATTAACTGGGATGTTTTAGCACTATATGAACAAGATGATAACACTAAGTCCTCCCAAACTCTTGCTTGTAGTGCTAATTCATGTGAGGTAGTTGATGTATAAAACTTTTATAACCGTACCCAAAGCTGTTCCAGAAAAACTTTGTGACGAGATGGTTAAAGAATCTCCTAAGTATGATGAGCAGTTAGCGGGAGTCATGTGGAAAAAGAAAGCCGATCTTAAAAAAGATAGAAACTCAAAAGTAAGATGGTATCCTTTGGATCATTGGATTGTTCCTAAACTATGTGAGGTCGCTGCTAATTTAAATAAAAAGGATTATGGTTTTAATATCAATCAACTCCAGTGTCCTCAGTTTACTGAATATACAAAAGGACAACACTACCAATGGCACCGAGATATATATCCACCAGAACCTGATGGTCCTTATCCTGGACTTGTGAGAAAATTATCTATGATTGTAAACTTATCTAACTTTGAGGATTACAAGGGTGGTATATTACAAATTAAAAACATGGATGGGAAGAT